CCACATGATGCTATTTATTACGGTTTCTAGGCTGAGAGCTCCTACCATCTTCTGGAGAACGTGGTGATACCTGAATTTACGCTTTAGGAAAACTAAATCGTGCAAAGGTTTAAAAGGAGCGTTGATCTCTCCCTTTTCTCCGTCAGTGAATCTCATTGATATACTCTCAAAAAATTCTTTGGCAGTTTCGGCATTGTAGACGTCGGCAAATTTGGTCGGCACACCACAAATTTTATCATCTCCCATTACAAAATCAGTGAGTTGAAGAAAATTCATCACTGTAGCCTCTTCTAATCGATTATTCTTTTTCAAATTTCGATAGAAACATGCTGCAGTAATGAACCTATTGTAGAGAGAATTGAACAAAGCAGTGACCCAACAGCCTGACGGCATTGAGTGAGTTGTCAAGTACGCATGATCTCGAATATTAACAAAAGTTCTGACCATTGATCTGAGCAAAATATCCAATGTTTTATGATGTTTTCCTTGGTATCGTTTCAAAACAAGTTTGCTGACAGCGTCTTGAACCATTGAATTGGTTCCTCCGTCCCAATTTCCAATGTCTCCATCGAAGACATTGTCACATGCCTTCATTCTGGTGTAGAGTTTTTGAAAATCTTTATACGGATTCATTCCAATGCAAATTTGATTTTCCCACATGTTGTTCTTAATGTGGACTAAGAGTTTCCCCATGGTGCGTTTACACAAGACTGTATGGTGCAAGGGGGCTACTCGGAATGTTCTTGGTTTGTTAACCTTGTGAATTGGTTTGAGTTCATCTTTGAGCGCTTCATAGAAGACAACATCTTTCATTTTGACATTGTCATCTTCACAATCTTTGACGAAAGCATCAAGTTTCTCAGAAAAATCAGGAGTAAAAGTACCATCTTCAAAATTAATGTACAAGGATTTATCGTTTTCATATCCAAGTCCATTTACTGAATTTTTGTTGAGTGGTGCTAATCCTCCTCCTCCTTTAATGACTACAGAATCGTCGCAGTCATCAAAATCAGTTAAGAATGAGTCTATGCATTTAGATGCAAAATCAATTTCCTCAGAATCAATAATTGGTTGAACGCCAAAAGATTTTGTTCCCATTTTCAAAATAGTGTCTTTCCCAAAAGCTTTCAAATTAGCAGGAGCTTTAACTCCAAC